CCATTCAAAATATTCAATCCATGCTGGATTGTTTCAAATGGATCACTAACAGACAACCCACTATTCGTATCATCACCAGTAACTTTATCAACATAAAAAACAGAACCAGCTACTCTTAAAAATAGTGATATATTTTCAGAATGTTGATTATTGCCACAAACAAATAGGTCTCCAGATGCGGTAATATTGTCGTACCCATGAATAAACAATGTTGGTGCAAATGCCCCACTAGTTTCGATACATCCTTCGACACATAAGCTTCCAGATGCAACGTGGGCTAGGTGGCCAATAATAAATAAATCTCCTGATGTTGCTATTCCCGCATAACCATTAATAAATAGGTTTCCAGAAGATACTACTGATTGAGGACCAAATATAAACAAATCACCAGATGATTGTATTTCTTTATGACCACATATAAACAAATCTCCAGCAATCATCGTTGTGAATTCTGGGCCGAACGTCAAAACATCGTTTAGCTCAATCCACGGATTGAAGTCGTCAGTATCGGTATCATTCTCACCAAGGTCCGTTTCTGAAGCAGAACCAAGACGCATAGACGAAGAGTGATCGTATGCAGCGCCTGGAAGGCCACCCATCCCGATTTCCACCACAACACGATCACCAGATACTGTAGTGTAAGTTTCGTCCGCAGGGTCTACCCATCCCCGATTGACTAGCGAAATGGCGGCTTCCGCCGCGTCGCGCTTCACCGGAGAAAGGGTCTTGCGCACAGTTACTCCGTCATTGGCGATGATCCGGACGCCAACCGTAAAGAACATATTATTGCCTATGCCATCCTCAGATACTCGACACTGTGCCTTTATAGACCCACTGTCCGTAACTAACTGGCCAGAAGTCAACGGCGGAGAGATGTATTGTCGAAAAAGAACGTCCTTGTTAGTTTCATTGTCGCAGTCTGAGAGGTGCACTGTGGAAAACGCTTCACCATTCTTGATGGTGCTGGTCATCACTCGTAAAAATATGGATTCCTCCCAAGCAGCATCTGGAGCCGGAGAAATGGGTGTTAAGTCAGCTGTCGCGTCTAGATACAGTCGTGTACCCATTTTACCAGTTCACCCCACCCCATAATGGATGATAAAAAATTACTTCATCTGATCTCAGCATCCCTGAAGCCGACATATAACCCTCCTTTAGTTCTGCACAACATACGAACTAGGATCGGACAAATACGGCATACCGCCATCTTTGTCTTCCATTATTATATTAAATTAAAATTAAGCGTATATTATTTTTAATTCTATAAGAAAAAGACCTTTCACTAGTTATTATACACCAATGGGACGGAGATGGGTTAGTAGGTGTGGAAGGTGTGGTGGGGGTACTTCTGGGACGATGATTGTATTAATTATTTCAATACATTGCGTATAGTTGTGTCACTCACTTCATACATTTTAGCCAACTCTTGTGTGGTAACGCCCAGCTTGCTAAGTTTTCGTACTCTATCTCTTTCTTGTAAAGCTCTGCTTTCCACAGATTTCTTCCTGTTTCCTGGAACAATATTGTTATCTCGCAGAATTTTGTATAGCGTGCCACTACCAATACCATATCTATTACAAATTTCCCTTGTCGTATCTCCCCTCAAATACGCCTCCAAAACACCGGTTTGTGTTTCTTGACTAATCTCGAAACGTGCTCGGTTATAAAACCCGACACTACGACGACCTTGTCCTATAGCCAAAAATCGGGCTCTAACAAACGATAAGGATTTACCAAAGTGCTTTGATATCCGTTGGCAAGACCATCCTTGGTCATAGAGGGAGATAAGTTCTTCGTCTTTGACGCCATTGTGCATATGTAATCTTTTATGCAGTTCCGCTGTTACGGTCATGCCGTTGTCAATATTCCAAAATGGCTCATAATCTTGAGCCAGGAGGAAAAGTTCATCACAATCTGCAATTGGGTTCAAATCTGGGTTTTCAGCAAGAAATGCATTGAACATTTTGGAGAATTGTATGGGATAATGATGCACCTCTAATCGACCACCCTCACCGGTAATACGACATTTATAATCATCTCTTTCCATACAAGCTTTTCGCCAAAATTCAGACCGCTCACAATGACGGATTCTAGTATGTAGGGCCGTTATTCCACCTTTGAATGATTTAATCCGGGCGCCACTGTGTTCTGGGGTAATATTATTTTTCTTTAGAATATTTGTAATCACACTTGAACAAACTCCATAATCCCTAGCTATATCATTACAACTCTCTGATTTGTTTGTTTTATAGCGTTCACAAATTGCGGAATGTTCTGATACAGGAATTTTACGGTTAGCCTTCGCTGCTTCCTCTGCTTGGTCCCTCATCTTAACACCGCCCTTAACAAGACGTTCAAATATCGTTACAGCACTCATATTATGCCTAACAGCTATTTTTGTGGTAGACATTTTTAAGTTCTCATATTCGTGCTTTATGGTATAAAAATCTATCTTTTGACGCAATTCTCCGCTAGAACGTATTCGAACTCCCGCTTCTCTGAGACGAGTTATCAGTGTTTGAACTGAGCACCCTACCGCCCTAGACACTTCTGGAGTTCCTTTGCCCTCATCTATGTAAAGCCTGATTGCCTTTTCGATATCAATTTGTTTCTTCGCCATTAACATATCTCCTTCCGTTTTATTATACGTAGCGAAGGCTGTTTTGTTCCATAGAAAAAAATATTTTTATAATCCTAAAAAAACAGGACTGACAAGCTGTCAGCCCTGTTTCTGTTATTAGAAACTCCCTAAAAGCTGCCGACGAGACAACGACGCCCGTCGAGTGACGCAAATCCATGCGAACACCAGCCATAGAACCCTGCTTTCATTCTTCGATGCAACATGTCGTCCTCGAAGATTTCTAGCTCACCCTTGACGGGCATAACGAAAGAATCGCCGTGTGAAAGGTCAAGACCAATAACTATTTCCTCATCACTAGTGCCCATGTCGACACCTAGTGTTGCGAAATATGTCTGAAATTCCTGGCCTACACCAAGCTCATCCAGTGTATGCAATGTAACACCGTAGATTTCAGCCAAAACTTCATCACCAGAATTAAAAATCCTGTTGCGAGTCACGTCATCAACCTCGTCGCTATCCCATTCACGAATGTCTTCAAGAGCTTCCGGACTCATATATAGGTCGGTTAGTCTACCACGGCCGATGGATGTAGTGTTCCCGCCAGCTAGACGTGTCATTGTGGTCTTCATAAGAGATATAAGACGCTTCGTAAATTGACCAGCAGTTGCCGCACTGTCATAAACCAGTGGAGCACCACCATTGTAATCGGTACGACCGGCACCGGCTGCAATTATAACCCTCCAACCATCCGTGTTCATCTTCTTGACAAAACCGGCCTCAAGCACTGCCATAGCACGAGCAACAATGTCCCATCGTGCTGTTTTAGAATACTTAAGCCGCCAGTCAATCGAATTACCTACATCGTAGGTCTGAACCGTAACTGCATCGCCACTGATCGTACGCTGTGGCAAAGCACCTTCGCTTGGAATCATATATGCAACATAGTCATCTTCTTGTGCTGTCTGATAGAAATCCAACGGATATTCAGCGGTTGCACTCGGATCGAGAACTTCAGGAGCGAAGATTCCACCCAAAATGTCACCATTCAACAGCGCTGATCGTAGAGGAACTTGTAAAGCCTGAGCCAGAGAATGCATTGCCTCCATAGCTTCAGCCTTGTTTGAGGAACCCGTACGCCTTAGAAGTTCAACCTGCTCAGACGTTGGTTTAACAATACTACGCTTCATTCTTCTTCACCCCCTTTAAGTAATATCAATCGAAACTCGTGCAAACCCAGCCGCGTCCTTGGTCGTTTCGAAACGGCCAACCTGTGGAGCACCACTGGCTTGCGTAGAACTAACATACCCACTTGCAGCAAGATATGCGGCGGCACCAGCGGTTGGTGTAACGCCAACAGGAATCATATCCGTAACTACAAAACCCTTTTTCACCAAAGTACATTTATCTCCAGGACGAATTTCTCCATTTTCGAAATTAATGAAATCCCGTGTTGCACTCATAGTCGCACTTACCGTCTGAAGCAGGATACCCTTGGCTATCGCGCCTGACGGATTAGCGACATAACCAACTACGTTCGGCTCGTCAACAATGTTCTGTCCTATAGCCGCACCTGAACCTTGTGTAACAATACCAGCACAGCCACCCATTTCTGCTGCTACTGTAGTCCAAAAGTTAGTAATGTCAGTAACTTCGTTATACTCTCTATCTGGTTTTAACGCCATTCCTACTCACCCCCTTATTCTTTCTCTTCTATGCGCCTACATAGCGCGAATGCTGTGGACTGCCATCCGTCCTTTTCCGAATCAACCCCATCATCAGTAGCACTAAAATCAGCAGTATCGTCTACCTTAGCGGTAGCTAAAGCAGCTAATGCCTGATCTTCTGCATCGACCTTTGCTGTCTGTCCATCGTTATCCGCAGTATTAGTATCCTGGACCGACTTATTTTTTGTGGTCTCGCCCGCATACTTTAGAACTACTTCGAACGTTTCGTCAGTCATATTGCGAAGTTCAGCCAACGTTGCGGCTTCGTCATCAATAGTTTTGACAGCAGCTAGTTGTGCCATACGATTACGAGCCGATTCATTCTTTCGAATTTCATCTAGTTCAGCTTCGCTCTTCTCAGTACGCACTACAGCTTCATCCAATTGCTTCTGAAGTTCAACCTTTGCAGCCTCGGCAACACCCATTTTGTCTGATGTCTCTGTCAAGCTTGCGGTTAATTTCTCAACCTTACCATCAAGAACACCAACCTGGCCCTTAAAATCCTCTACTGTTTTCGTTAGTTCTGCTATTACACTAACCTTGTCATTAATGTCAGCCTGAGACTCTTCTAATTTCGCCTGAAGTTCCTTCATTTCTTGTTCAGTCACGTCTTCTACACCCCCTTCCAATAGTTCGTTCAATTCCGCCCTTACACAAATTTGTGGAGCAACTACCTTATTTGCTGCTACCTTAATTACCGATTCCGGATTAGCAGGGTCTTCAACGAATCCCTGCGCACCAAAAATAATGTCCTTCAAAACTCGTCCTACCTGGTATCCCTGATATTGTCCACTACCACCATAAATTCTTAAGTGTTTGGTCAAAAAAGCAGTTTGCTCATTACGGTCTATTAATTTAGTTTCTTGGGTACCAGGAAGAATCAAACCATAACCAAAATCTGGGAACCAAGCTTCCATAGACACAAACATCTCACCGGCTTTGGCTTTAGTAATAATTTCATCAATACGCTCTGCCAATTCTGGAAATGCCCGATATAGTACACCAGCAACCTCTACATCAAATTCGTCTGGAGGTGTATCATTCTCGGCAATATCAATTTCAGCACCGAATTTATCCAAAACCCTAGTCTGAACAATATGTCCCAAAATCTTCGCAGCTTGATGATTATCGTTCATGGGCTTATGAAGTGGCGTGTTGCGAGCCTTCCACACCTCTGCTGGAGTGAATATATCATCGTTCAAATTCCACCCCGTACTGACTAGAATTGCAACAACAAGGGCTAAATCTGGCTGTTCTTGACCAAGAAGCTCTTTCACAGTTTGTACAGTATTAATTGATTTCATCAAATCTGCGACAGACATACCATCGAAATATTTTGCAATATCTCTGACTTGTACCTTAGCAGTGACAAATGCAGAAGAACTTCCTGAATTATTCATCTGAAAATTTATGCCAGCATCTTTTTCAGCTTGATAAATACGCACAGAGCCTCCAATCATATAACTTATACACAACAGTTAGTAGAAATTACACGAAAATGATGACAATTCACAAGCAATTAAAGCTAAGGGCGAGTATTCTTAATAAAATCAATTACATCAGCCTTAGCCTTGGAGTCATTATAAACAATCTTGGATGCAAATCCATTTTCATCTAATTTGGAATGAGCTTCGACAGCAAGTTCTTCTGGTGAAGGAAGATAAAATTGCCGTCTTTCCTTCATGCCGTTTCCATCAACACCCTCAATTGTATAGGAAAACCTGACGACTTCCTCATCATCATAAACATATTTTTCCACCAAACATTCTGAGGCTGGAACTAAAACACCATTAACCGTCAAAACCACCTGTCGATTTGCTGTATTCATCGAAACATTAACAATAGCCATAACTACCTCCCCTTATGTTCAAGACATTTGTTCACAAATAGATGGCAAGGCCAATCATTCTGTTCCTCTACCACCCAGAAAAAATCCGACATCTTTTGTACCGTTGCTACAGTTTCATCTTGCGGATAGATACGTCCCCCATGAAAAGAAACACAAAGCTGACCTATTCTGTCTCGCAATGCTGGTTTAGAAATAACCTCTCTAAGTACACCAAGCTCAGAACCTTCACAATTCAAAAACAACAAATCAATATGATCAATATTGTTTTCTTTGATAATAGTGTCTAAACTAACAGAACGAACATTACTGGTCCGTCGTAAATGTCTTCCTTCCCCTGTGTTATGATGTCGTGGATAGATACTATTAGACGATTTTTCCACAAACTCATAAAATTGCGCAAAACCATCTGAGCCAACAACAGCAGCACGACCACAAATAATAGGTGCAGAAGCATATTCTACACCTTTAATAAGACTGATGTAATTTTCCCTACCAGCTTCGTAAGCAATCATTGTCAATTTATTGTTGAATTTCTTGCAAAGCTTTATGCCGTGTGCGCCATGTATTGAACCAACTTCAACAATCACGGGTCTACTAGGCAACATGTTCGAAGCAAAATACATATACGTGTCACAACGATCAAACTCAAAATGCGGTGCTTCTACCATCATAATCTCCTAATATTTCACAAAAGCCGCCCACGCCAAAGCTGTTAACATTCGACACTCTTTGGTTGTGGGTTCCTTATTTGTTGAGGCTGTAAAATTGGTAGTTAGTTTACCAAAAGTATCCTCCATGATACGAGCACCAGGCCCTGCTGTGTCGATCCTTCCTGCAATCAATTCCTTCGTAACAGTATCACCAGGACGCAAGACAGATAATATTCCACGTTTGGTGTGTTCTAACTCATCCCGCTGAGCCCTAGTCAACGACCGCATATTCTTGACTTTGAGTTGTTCTAGATAAGTACTATCGACTAAGTTGTCTATATTATCCATCAATCCGTCTGCTATTACATTTAGAACAGAAAGTGTTGTCGGTGTTCTCGCGTCTCTTGGAGCAGTATCTTTGGTCGACGACGGTCTTCCAGATGGATTATTGCCTTCATCCCTGGGTTGATCACCACTAGGATTGTCGCCACCACCCTTGTCGGCCTGGCCATTAATCTTTACCTTTTCTAATTCTATAGCAAGTTCATTCTGTTTCTCCATTACAGAGAATGGTCTGTTGTACGGATTGGATTTCTCTAAAATACGAGGATTTTCTTCTCTGACAGTTTGTTCTGACTTCAATCTTTCAAGTTCTATCATATAGTTTACACCAAACACCTCGGTAGCTTTTTCGGATGAAATAATACCACGATCTAGTAATTGAATCATCAACTGCTTCTCTGCTGCTTCGTCTCGCAAAGACATGGTACCAAAGCTTATTGCCGGAATATTTTTGAACCCCATCGCGTCAGCAAGAAGTCGCAATTCACCTTCCATCCAACAAATAGCGCGACCACGCACATATTCTAAACGTTCTACCAAAGTCTTTAATTGGACAAATGCTGACTGGGCATTACGTGTACCAAGATCGGACCCACCCACAAGAGAATCCGGAATCCCAAGACCACGAACGATATCGCCATTAACACCTATGTATTTTTCCGCTCCTAGAATTTTATCTGTTGGAGGATATTCTACGGTGAGATCAATCATATCATCCCACACAAGGTCCATAACACCGCCACCGGTATTATGCTGTAAAATATCAATAAGTTTGTCTACAGCCGCTGGGGTTGGAAGTATTTGCTGATCTGATTTGCCAAGTTTCCATAAGCGGATAACATTGATGACACCGTCTAGCGCAGCCATATCTGCTAAGCGCATCTTCTCTTTGAACATAATATCTTCGAGCACGCCATATAAAAACGGTGTACCCCAATCTTCCCAATCATCCTTTTTATAATAATCTACATACATCTTATCCATATCAAGAGCCACTAATCGGCCACTCTTCTTAGAAGTCGCAACAACTTCGGGAGGCAGTTGTTTTATAAAAGCTTTCTCAGCGTCGGTCGATGGCGATTTAATGGAATTCGATAATTTAAGAGGTATTTTCATACCTATCGCGTCAGAACCGAAAAACCTACCAACTTCTCCACCTATTTTTTCAATAACTACTGGTGACAAAAATGTATATTTCCATGGAATAGTATGACGGGTCGTTTGTTTTTTAGTGGTCTTTATTTTTTCTGGTATATCAGCAACCTTAGTTTCATCAATCGTATTTAGACCCACCACACCCTTAGTCATCTCTTTGACTGCTGGTTTGGTAATAAACGCATTTTTGCGACGTACTATAACATTGGCGTCACGCATAAGGAGTTTCATGAAGTCATGTGCTCTGCCCTGCAAGTTAACCCGCCTAGCCCACTCACGATAAAATCGTTCTTGTGTTTTTGTGGTATGTTGTAATTCTAGCCCCTCAGCAGCAAAATCCGTCATCAAGTCAATAATATTGCGAACCATACCCACCCTGCGATATACTGACTGACAGGCTTGTATTATTTTAGCATGTTCTGTCGGAAGTCTGTCGTCTGGTCGCTGTCTGTCCTGATCGTGACGATTGTGCCCGGATCGTAAATTAGCATCAGAGGCTATGGTATGATGGTTGGTACCATGGGTCATATGACATGTGTCTGGAAGTACATGGCTTGTTATACTTCGGATACCCTTCGTGTACAATTGTCCTTTAGCCGGAACTCTTGGCTTCTGAGGACTCGATTTTTTGGCTGCCATTATTTTCTCCCGTAAAATCAATAGCATCGCAATTCAAATACAATGCAACTGATTATACACCACTGATATTAAAATTGCTTACCTCTTTTTATTGCTTTATAAACGCCACCGTTGCGTGTGTGTTGAGAATTGCGCATACGACCCACCCCAGGTCCACGATATAACGGTTCGTTTTCCTTTGGTTTCGTACGTTTCTCTATATTACCTGGCACATCTTCATAATCTATGTCAGTGTCTGGAGTTGTTTCGGTATCATAAATATATTTGTGCGCTATTAATAGGGCAATGTACCTATCTTTGAGTAATCTTCCTTTTCTTGAACGACCCTCGACGGCCCCAGCTTTTATAACTTGCGGAGTATCAAATTTTTCTTTACCAGTAGCTGTCTCGCTCATCTGAATAGTACAAAGTTCATTCTTTAATTCTTCCAGATTGAATACATTTTCTTCATACGTGTCGAAAACGACACCCATAGATTTCTCAGCTTCAATGGCAGCGTACATTTTTACGCTATCGAATGCCGGAAATAATAATGTGCGAGTCTCAAGACTTTTGTGTAATGCAATGTTTGCTTCCTGATTATATTGTGTACTTGCCGCTATGAGATGTAATATGTGACGCCCGTCAGTTTCACCATCAGTCTCTTTTGGTTCATCAAAATCAATAACCTCATAAATCGGAAAATCACCTTCATTAATATCCAGTAATTTCTTATTCCGTAGCATTTCTGCTACAGCATAACCACCACCTTGACTATCCATTTCAATACGTACTGGACCGAATAATCTAACAATCTCACGAATTTTAGCACAACAATATGCGTAATAATCATCATCAGTGATAAGTCCCTTTTTCTTTCTATCAAGAAACTCCTTTTTATTGACTGACCAACAATATACAATACGACGATGGTTTGGCCACACCTCTATCATAGTAATAGCTAAATGGTCTCTTTCGGCAGCGGGATCAACTCCCATAACATATTTGCGTTTAGACTGTCCTCTCATTAGGGGAGTAAAAGTGATAGCGCCATCTGGTGTATCTATCGGTTTATTTGGTCCTACTGTGCATCCTTCGATCAAGCTACGTGGATAAAATCCATCAGAATCTTTGACGAAACAGTTATGATGAATAGCACCATTCGCAAAATACGAATGGTCTTCTTCTACCTCCAAATTATATACATAGTCATCATATGTAGATATAGTCTTCTCTCTTACTGGAACATAAATGGATTCTGTCGAACATTTATTATCAATAATAGCCAAAAACTTTTGTCTATAATTTGCTGGTACATATAGCCGCCACGACGGTTTTGAATTATATCGCTTTCCTCGTATACAACATATATGTGGCAATCTAGGCGATATTCCACCATAACATCCTGTGGCTAATAATAAAAATCTAATATCTTCCAATAATTGTCTAGAAACTGAAGCCGCAACTACGTTGTATCGAGAGATTGATCCATCACCCATCCAGTATCCAGCGATAAAACCACAAGCCATAGATTTAGTAAATTGTTCTAATCTGTATATTTTTTTAGTAGAAGATCCTACTCCTATTATTTTTTTGATAAAATCACAAACTATCCTACTATTAACACAAACTCGTAATGTATTGTCCCCTTGTCTTGGATGAAAATGTGATTTTAATCCAAATACATTTTTTATAGCTGTTGCGAACCTGGTCGCCCTATCCTGTTGTGATATATTAAACGCAATTTCCATCTGCTTGCCTTCTGCCCCAACACTTCCATCAGCAGCATAGCAACCAAGAATCAATCCAAGATCATAGCTCGATTCGATATATCTAGGAACAGATGACTTAAATTTTTGACCACGTCTGTAATACTTTGTGCTCGTCTGACTTTTGGCAACAATATCCGTATGCACAGCCATAGATGGCATTGGATAAACATAGTCTTTACCATCATAGTTTTGTTCACGATAGTTATCGCAAAATTCACACAAATCGAATCTACAATAATCAATTAGTGAAGGTCTAGGTATTGATAACATAGAACCAACAACCAATTTATCTGCACGAATAAATTCCTCTCCATTCCAAAATAAATGATTCGGCGTGACACAAATAGTGTCATCATTGCCCATCTTGATATTTATCATATCCCCGACATACCGCCGATATTTTCTTTGTGTCACCGACCTGTATTGTCCAGTATGAGATAAAACTTGATCGCCGACATTAACATCAATTATTGGTTTGACACCAAGCTTTGTGTGAACAACCAGGTCTTTTGACGCACATGCCCCATACTCCATAAGATATATATTTTTTGGAAGAGTAGCCTTAGCATGAGCCAATTGCCTTTGATCCAACAAACCATCTGGTAGATGAGTGTGTGGAATTCTAATAATACAATAATCTTTATAGTTAAAACCATCTGGTACTAAATTGTCTCCACCAAAAATCTGAGATATCTTATCTTTATCGCCTTGACTACAAATAATATCTTGCCACATCGCATATTTTTTAGCGAAATGATTAAATGCATAATAGGCAGTACCAGAGTACACAATTTGGTTACCGTGCATCTTATGATCATTGGTAGTCAATTGTGTTTTAACATCAGAAGGTAAATCAAGTTTAGCTAATTGTTTTTCAAACGCTAATTTCTTAGCTTCCTCAACAGGAGTTTTGGCTGTGGCTGCAAAACCACGAACCACAATATCAAACACATCTTCAGGAATGGACGCAAACTCGTCGGCGATAACTACATTAGCCCTAAAGCCCCTGATCTTCGTGCCATCTCCCATTGGCAGCGCATAGATAATTGAATCCCCTATCTTGAAATAACAAAGGTCAACGCTCTGTCTCGGTCCAGATTTCTTTCCGCCACCACAAATGTTTCTTAGAATTGGGGACTGGCTCCAAATAGTATCAATATAGTTAAACACCAATCTAGCCTGTCGCAAACCAGCACCGACAATTACAATTTTTGTTCCTGGATCAAGTAGTGCTCTTAAAACTGAATATACAGCAAGCATAAAAGATTTGCTGCCACCACGACAAGCAATTAACATTGGGAATGGACTATTCCACATTATTTGTAATATAGCAATTTGTATGGGGAATAAATCTATACCAAGAAGAACCTTTGCTGTCCATCCAATATATCGAATATCCAACATTCTTTTTACAATAACTCTGTCAAACGAATCTTTTGATTGTTTCAAATCTGTAAAAATATGTTTCTTAATTGTGGGTACGCGATCACGGAACGGAAACAAATGTCCATATTCACCTTGAATACCATACAGTAATTCTTGTAATGTAACCTTAGTTCCCAAGACAATTCTCCTGTGGTTTATCTTTTGGTTGCTGTTGAACCCAACGATCCTTTTCTACGCGAACCACCTCTTCGAAAATCATCTGTACAATTTTGCGACTACACGCACCTGCCGGAATAATATGCACACCATATTTGGCCGATAGATACATTAACCATCTTACCATAGATTTGCCAGGAACACCCTTAACAAATTGTGGTGGTGACAACTCTAGAATATCTGGAGTAAATAACGATTCAATAATTATGTAAGAATGTTTCATGTGAGACATGCGTTCCATTTCGGCTTCAAATGCGGGTCTTTTTTTACTGCTATAGTTTCCCCATAATTCAGAAAAAGCAAATTTGCGCTCAATCGCCAATATGTCGGTGTAGCCAACCAAACTGTAGTCACCTGTTTGCAAAGTATCTATAATCATACCGGCGCATCTTGGCGGACGACGATCTGGAACATGCGCAGTAAATGTCCAACCATATCCCTCTTGTTCTCTAGTGTCTTTTATCACGGTGTAACTAGGAAGTATAAGTCTTGGCATAACAATTCATTCTACTCTCTTGTCAGTATTTTCGTTATATCTTTGACTCAATTAACATGTCACAATCATGTGTAACCATGCGATCAACCAATTCACCCAGACAAATAGTCGGCTTCCATCCAAGTACACGAGCAGCCTTGCTTGGATCAGCATGAAGCAAATTTACATCTACCGGTCGATAAAACTTTGGATCAATAACAACATAGTCTTTATAATCTAATCCAATAGAACCGAACGCTATTTGTAGAAATTCCCTAACTGTGTGAGTCTCGCCATACCCCAATACGTAATCATCTGGTTCTGAATGTTGCATCATCAACCACATTCCTTTGACCATGTCTTCAGCGTGGGACCAATCTCTCTTGGCCTCAATATTACCGAGAGACAATGGGCGTACATCAACATCTTTAATTGGGTGACCATCATGAGTATCCATCCAATTTTGTAGCGTAGCCACATACCTGGTAATCTTACGAGTAACAAATGTTTCGCCACGACGTTCACTCTCGTGGTTAAACAGTATTCCAGCACAAGCGAAAATACCATAAGCCCGACGATAAAGGCCAACCATATGGTGAGCATATAGCTTCGCAATAGCATAAGGTGAATTTGGGTTGAATGGGGTGCCTTCATTCTGGGGTGCAACATCGGTATCACCATATAATTCGCTGGTTGATGCTTGATAGAACTTACTGTGTGGAGACGATTGACGAATAGCTTCCAGTATATTAAGTGGTCCAACCGCATCAATTTGACACGTTGTAATAGGCTGATCAAAAGATGTTTTTACATGACTCATGGCAGCCAAGTTATAAACCTCATCTGGTTTAACACCCGATATAATCCTGTGCATACAAGAAGCATCTGTAATGTCGCCTTCTATTAATTCAAAATTTGGATTATCTAGGATATGTATTATCCGTTCTCTTGTGTCGACAGATGATCGTCGAATTAACCCATATACTTTATATCCTTTATCTAGTAAGAACTCAGAAAGATAACTACCATCCTGTCCTGTCGTGCCAGTAATAAATGCCGTCTTAACCCTATCCATTTACATTTCCCTTCATTCTTGCACTTTCACGCGCCTCTTGTTCGGCAGCAATCATTTTCTCCACATCTTCTGACAATTTTCGCACCTTAGCATTACCATCCGAAATGGTCAAACTCTCTATCTCATTCATACAGCAATTTTTGTATTTTTTCTCACTACCACACAAACACGGCCAGTTACGACTCCATTTAATTCTTTTCCGAGTAATCGGCATGGTAATGCCCCTGATCCGCCTATCCAGACTACGGCGTTCCGATAACTTTATGCTCATACTCAACACCCCTTTCCGCTGCTATCAATCTCGCATCCATTTCCCAACAATGCCGTACGGCAGCCCCTCGTCCTTTGTTTTGCGCACAAATTGCTTGATCGTGTAACCCAGCAACCCGGAACAGATCGACTAATCTATTAAAATATGTGTGATTGTTGGCCACATGTTCAATACTGGATCGTATTTTCTCAAAACCCCGTTGTCGATCATCAACTAATCCGATAACTTTGTTCATAAAATCAGTAGTACTAGTAGCAACGGTACAGTGTCCTTCCAGATATCTCGATATCAATGGATTGTCAGATATTTGTACTCCACCACACAAAGGAATCATGAATGATCTTTCATTAACATGTGCCTGAAGACCAATCTGTCGTTCTGTATGAACGTTTGGACATACTTTAGCCGTAGCATATATGTGAGCTAATCTGGAGCAGTTACCAACCAGTGGTCCATTGTAATTCAAGCCAGCAAGTTCCCAAATGTTATCACCAAATGCCTGATAGGAATATCCAAGTAAATCAAGTCGCTTAAATAGTGGCTCAATTAGATACCGCATTATATCATGTCTGTGGTTAAAGTTTGCAACCATAGCCACATCAGTTAGTATTGAGCATGTTGGTGGTAACGCATCAACCATATTCCCGGCAACCGGCAAGAACAGGACATCAATGTCGTTATGATTCCAATCACACATATATTCAGGCCACAAATGTTTTTCTAAGTGCGTGTGAACTACAACAGAATCTATGTCTTTGACTGTATGTGGTTCATCTTCGTGGGCAAATTCATATGGTTCATCGATAGTAAGATTTCTTGGATTCAGTGGCAAAGCATCAAGAAACGCGGTCACCTGATTATCATTTATGACCCGAATAGGTAGCTGTCTCACCCCATACTTGGAGGAAGTCATTATTAATCGAACACCATATTCCTCTATCAGCTTTCTACATCCAAGTTTAGTCTTGGGATCACAGACATACACTTTCCAGCCCAAATACCGTAAAGCATCAACATAACCGCGTTGAATCATACGGGCTGTGGCTCCTGGCCTTGGAATGTAAAGTGCTATTTTATTCATCATTTTCTCCAAAATCAGTCTCTGCATCCATAATAATAGGTTCTACACTTCCATCTGGAAATTCAGCAGGTTGTCGGAATTCTTCCTTAATGTCTTCGGAAGCAAGCCTAGTCAGTTCAGCGAAACGTCCTTGTCTATCTCTATCTTCTTGCGAATGCTGCAATTGACCCACTAATTCAATAAAAGTTTCCTTGCCACCTCTCAGTTCATCGATACGATCTTTACGGGTGGCATTCAAGCTATTGTAAATTTTTTGTCTCTCCTTAATAAGCGAGTCGTGACGATCATGAACACCCTTAAGATATTGATACTTATCCTTCAAGTCTCGGTGCCGCATAAGTCGTTCCCTGATTGTATCCTGATTCTCCCCTTCTTTTTTGGGGTGTTCAACCTCCCACGTCTGCATATCACAAATTTCTCTTTGAAGTGAACGTATTAGAATTAATTGTCTATCTATTAAAATCCTCTGTTTCAGGAAATCATCCACCTGCATAAATTCACTAACAACGATATCTTCAAATTGACAACACAAAAGTCCAAAATCTTCTACATATATATTAACTTCATCTGGCTCAAACTGTTTTTTTATTGTTAAAAACATATGTGTTTTTTTGAATTGATCTCTAAACCAATTGGCCTTTTCTGTATTAGTGAGTCCGTGGGGTGGAATATCTAACATAGAACTATTCATAGATGCTATATCAACTATATGTCCAGGCTTTTTTGTGTCACCCAGAGCCCGTCGTCGCCTACCAATAGTATCCATGGTCCAAGTATATCCACACTCCTGCGCCAATCGTTGTTGAATTTTTTTGTCTGAGAGACCCTGTTTGGCACAATCTTCCAACAATTTTAGTGCTACGGGATTAGAGGATAATCGTTTATTTTTAGTTTCAGACATGATCACCTCTTTGGCTTAAAATTTCGGTGACTTGTTGTTGGACTTCTTGGGCCAATGGACTACGAACCCTGTTGTATCCGAGCATCTCTTCGAACGGCTCCCGCAAATGACTAGGCATTCGTTCCCTAATATATAATAAGGTTTCATCTCGCAACATGTATTCTACGGGATCAGCACTGATAGTCGAAGAACACAGCAAAACGCCCTGTTCTGCAATATTACCCCCATCAAGCGGCAGGGCATTGACTAAATTCATTCGTGTAAAAGCTAGCCCTGAGCTAGAAATATCCGATCCAGGACGAAAATATTTGTCTCTTTTAAGGTTTTTCAAGCGATTAGTAATGTGCCGAACAAGATAATTCTCAATCGGCCCTATTGTGGCATCATACCTATCCATGGCTTCTAAGCACATACACCATATTTCTTGGTAAACATCACTGGTTTCATAATATGCAAATGCACCGTTAGCGCTACGGGATTTAGCCAACCGTTCGATAACCAAATAGGCTTCTTTAAGAGTTTCCTGACTTATTCCCATCCTCTGTATCCTTTGTGGTCGCTTCCTTGATTATCTGTGCTCCAACGGTCGGTTCTGGATCAGGAATAGCTAAATCATCTATCGCCTTAGCGTTAGCGTGATCGCTCCCACAAGTCACCAGACGACACTCTACTTTTGTTTTCTCATCTCGCATTTCTATCACCCTCAAAATTATACACAACTAGTCCGATAATATCATCCCCCATATATATAGGGAGTACGTTTCCGGGAAAATGTTCCATTTTTTTTATTTTTTTGTGCGAACAGACTTATGAGTTGTATGTATAATGGGGCATGGAAAGATTCGTGGTAAAGAAAAATACATTGCCCTATGTCCACCAGTGGGCAGTTATCGATACAGAAACTGGTTATAAAATAGGCGAATATAGGACTAAATACTCTGCTGAATTAGCCCGTAAGCGATATGAACAATACGGATTGCCCAATAGTCAGAATGATACCACACCGAAAATAGAGGACGCCATACGGGCTGCGTGCAAGCGTATGAAACAACCAGAAGGTGATCCACTACCCAGGCCACCGAAACATTCCAATAAACGACGAGTGGAGTTGGATTAATGATTAAATTAATTTATGGAAAATTTGAAAATATCCCCGCCACGAGCATCGGCAGGGTAGATTTAATAATTTCAGACCCACCAGATAACATAGGTCTAAAATATGATGGATTCATAGATCGTCAACCAGCCGAAGAATATGAAGCGAATATCCGGCTCTGGCTCACAAGAATGGCTGATTTAACAGATGGACCCATATTTTTCACCTTCAACGAAAAATGGACACGAGTTGTAGAAAATGCCATAGAAGAGATTGGTATACCACTAATTCAAAGATTACAGTGGTACTACACATTCGGGCAAGATCAGACAAGTAGGGGAAAGTACGGTTTGTGTCATCGACCAATTTATTGGTTAGGTTCAGACTATATTCGACCAGAGCAAATAAAGATACCTAGCGCCAGACAAGCAAAGTATAATGACAAGCGAGCATCAAAAGGTGGAAAACTACCAGCTAATATTTGGGAGTTTCCTCGTATCTGTGGAACGTTCAAAGAAAGGAGAAAACATTGTCCAACTCAATTACCAGAATCTCTGGTGGAACGTATTGTAAAAGGCCATTGCCGCCCGAATGGTCGTGTGCTCGATCCGTTCCTCGGTTCTGGGACCACGGCTATAATCTGCCAAAAACTCGGACCAGATTGCGTCGGAATAGAAATAAGTGAACCATGTATTCAAAAAACGGCCGAAATTTTAGGTATATTAGAAACTGATATTGGATAGATATGATGTCCTGTGCCATAAATTTAACTAATAAAAAATTTGGGAGATTGGCTGTTATCCGAAGGGTAGATAACGACAAATGGGGCAATTCTAAGTGGTTGTGTCAGTGCAACTGTCCAAATAAAAATCAAATAATTGTTCTTGGTTCTAATCTTCAGAGTAATCATACACAAAGCTGTGGATGTTTATGGAAAGAAATAGCATCTGCTTGCCATACGAAACATGGTCATCGTAATGATAAAATTTATGCAATATGGGCAGCAATGATTCAACGATGCACTAATCCAAATAACAAACAACAAAAAAACTATGGTGGTCGAGGAATTACTGTCTGTGAGGAATGGTTAAAATTTCCCAATTTCTTTGCAGACATGGGAAAACAACCCAAGGGCTATACTATAGAACGTATAGATAATAACAAGGGATACTATAAAGATAATTGCACATGGACTACTCCCCAAAAACAAGCGAGAAATAGGCGCAATAATCTTCGTGTAACACATAACGGGAAAACACAACTTTTGGTGGAATGGTCAGAAGAAACTAAAATTCCCTATAAAACTTTATATGCACGAATTTATCGATATGATTGGTCTATCGAAAAAACATTAACAACACCTGTGGTCCTAAAAAAAAGGAACTGGAGACATGTCTGATAGCGTAAGCGATGGGATACATTTGACCAAAGATTATTACAAAGATTTTTTACCAACAGATTTGCAATGGACAGTAACCAGTGTTGCGACTGATTTTACACTTTACGACCTGTTCCGCTTAGTATATCATGCCAATCATATGATCCCAGGTATTTTTGCAACCATGGGTATGCTTGAGTTTCATGCATTCTGGGATCAAATTAATCTAGATCGAGACCAAGATGACATCAACGATATTACATATCTGGAACTTTATTGGCATCCAGACTACGATACTCGCATGACCAAACAAACAGGCAAATCAACCGATCAACCAGTTGGCAATTGTCCCATGATGGATAATGGATACAATTATTGGGACCATCCAAAAATTTGCGACCTATCCAATCTGATGGGGTTTCACGGGGTAGGACCAGGTTGCCCCGCAAAGAGTTGTGATTTCCATGAATGCGGCGATGACTGCCCCAAAGACCAGGGATATGCAATAGAGTTCACTCCGCTGAATAATCTTGCCCATCTACCTATCCGTATTTGTCCAGAAGTTGAGTTCTTCCCACCATATGTTGAGTCTGACCGCGAATTTCACCGCACCGGGTTCCAATTAACCATTGACCCTACACTGTGGTGTTTCATTACCAGTATATTTTGGGAACTTACATTTGCCGGTCTAACTCCAAACGATGTTGCTGATCATAGTAAAAAACTTCACGACAGTATGGATGAAGCTAAGAAACATTTCAATAAAAACCATGACGGAGAAATTGATGACGAACCCATCAGTTGAACAAGACACTTTGGAGCAATTGCTAAAATCACCACCCGAAACTCTAATGGAATTAGCGAATACGGTTGGCGCTGCCGTTCAGCTTAATACAAATCCGAATTATTCGCTACAAGATAAAATCAACATAGCCAGTATCATGTTAAACCATGCCTATATGGCACTCGAACAGTGTGGGTGTGTGATTAGCACTGTTGTTGTTAGCGCGGGGGCAAAAGGGCAAGCTATTTCTAGGTATCAATCAGGCAACAGTTGGAGTCAATTGCAATGAGCAATTATTCGCTGTGGAGACAAATTGAATGGCCTACGTAAAAGAAGACATAGATAGGTGGTTTGATTATAGTTATCTACCATCGAAAAGATGGATTTATGTGGGTTCTCACAATGCCGAGACAGAATCGGGAGAGGGTGAGTCTGGAACTGATTGCCAAATGGCAGAGTTTTTGCTAAAGGCCATTCTACACCTTAATCAAATATCATCCAAACCAATGATGATACATATGAATAATTTGGGTGGATCGTGGTATCATGGCATGGTTTTATATGATGCTATAAGGGCTTCAAGAGCCCATGTATATGGAATATGTTGGGGTTATGCTGCCAGTATGGGGTCTATAATAATTCAAGCATGTGATACACGAATTGTAGCCCCCAACTGTACTTTTATGATACACGATGGGTCTGAAAATCTTAGTGGTAGCTGCAAAGCTATTGAAGCATGGGCAAAATCTGCCGCGAAAACACGAAAACAAATGTACAATATCTATTTCAGTAGAATGAAACTTGCCAAGCCCCGCATCACACTCAAGAGGATTGAAGAATTGTGTTCCCATGATACTATATACACAGCAGACGAAGCTGTTAATCAAGGACTTGCCGATTGGATACTTGAAACATTGGATGACCCTTATGAATATCATGCAACAGATAGCCAAAACGCTAAATGGCAATCTGGTATGAAACTTGGTAAAAATATCACAGTAGAAGAAAATGGAGATAGTGACGAATGATGAATCTATGCGAATATCAAAATAGGGCTCGTGATACTGCCATCTATTTAGATATTCCAAATACTAGAATGCTATATCCAGCCCTGGGTATTGTGGGAGAATGCGGAGAAGTTTCTGAAAAGGTTAAGAAACTCATCAGGGACGATGGTGGGGAAATGACGCCAGACCGCGCTGTGGCAGTTGGAAAAGAATTGGGGGATTGTTGTTGGTATTTAGCAAACATCTGTTGTGATATTGATTTAGAACTTGAGATGATGTATGCAATGTGCGGTTGCTCAATTACACAACACATGCGTATTCTAACTTTACCCCAACTGGTCATACATCTGCATCGCCATGCCACCCTTATTGCCGGAGCATTGGAAATTTTATACTATGAATATGGTGGAGATATTAGACACATTAACAGGTTCCCAGAAATTCCGAATAGTTTATCGAACGTGATAGCGTGCATTGAAGAAATAGCCCACCGATGCAATTTGACTCTTGAAGAAATTTGTGCAGCCAATATTGAAAAACTCTCTATTCGTAAGCAAAAGGGCACACTGAAGGGTTCGGGCGATGACAGATGATCTACGACAAATCCCCGATTTTCCACAGTGTCTTGCCGATGCAAAAGGGAATATCTATCGTCAATACAATAACGGTAAACTGCATAAGTTATCACAGCGGTCTGATAAGTATGGATACATGACCATCAGGATCGTTCAAAGTGTGGTATCAGAAATTGTGCTACACAAAATCTGGAAATAGCATCACTGGTGTATAATTATTACAGAAGTCCTCTTTTCACCCAGAAAGTGGGTAGTGAATGATAGAGGTGGTTTGGAATATCCTTAGACACAACAATAGGTTCTTGCTAGCCCAAAGGTCGATTCATGACTGTGCTGGTGGGACGTGGGTATTTCCTGGTGGCAAAAGAGACCCAGAAGATCGAACAATAATAGATGCTGCTCGAAGAGAACTAAATGAAGAAGTTGGGATTGAAGGAACACAATTTGAACAATTGTGTAGTATGCACCTGGACAAATATCATGTTCAGGTTTTTTATTGCAATAAATGGCATGGCAACCCAAAACCAGCATGTAGTGACATAATTGGAGTTGGCTGGTTTACACTAGCAGAAATGTATGCACTTGGGAAAAGTATCGCTCCATTTATGAATAATAGTCTTATGTATCTAGCATATTTAATACAGCACTATGATCACCATCCGAACGAATGGCGCCAACGGTTGGGAGAATGTGATGAAAATGGCTAAAGTATTCAAACCCGAATTGGTACGACGATTCGAGCTACTATTATGGGCCAATACGCCCAAGAACTGGATAATTAAAACTACATATGTTCAAAATGTATTATATGTTTCTGCTATTTTAGAAATACACACCCGAGAACTAACAATACAGCACTACCAAACAATACGTCGCCATTTTTCTCTTGATGTTATTAACAATCGAGTAGAAGACCTTTGGGGCTTGGCCACTGACTGTGTGGATGAGATGAAAACCGATCCAATCAACTAGATCGAATGGAAACAACATGAACCAAGAGAATGCGCTAGCCCACAAAATAGACAACCCAGACCTGTTAATCGTTGCTGGGTCTCGCCTATATGGAACAGATACATCAAATAGCGATTATGACTATCGTGGTTTTGTGGTACCACCTTTCGAATATCTCGCTGGACTAGATAGATTTGAACACCGAGTCATCCGAGACCCAGACACAATAATCTACTCCCTTCAACGATTTATCGAACTACTAATTATGGGCGACCCAATCTGCTATGAAATCCTATTTGCCCCTGAAACCAATATCATCGAACGTACTGCTATAGGCGGCATCTTACTTCGCAGTCGAGAACTATTCGCCTGTAAGCGATTCGCACGCCGTATTAGCGGATATGCCCAGTCAGAATGGCGCAAGGTCACGGGCACCCAACTAGTACCAGTTAAACGCACACACAACGAAGACGAAGTCGTCGAAGATATTCGCGCCGTATTCCATCCGCAGAAGGAAGAGATGGATGAAATAATACGTCTATTGTTCATGCAACATCCGAGAGAGACCAGGCCCGCCAGACGCAAACTGGGGGCGAAGCGTAAGGCCCAGATTGAACGCCACGGGTATTGTACATCTAGTGCCTGTCATACTATCCGTCTTTTAGGACAACTGAGAGAACTCATGCAAACAGGCAAACTTACATTCCCACGTCCTCAAGCAAAACGACTCTTGATGATCAAGCGTGGTGAGTTACCATTCGAGAGGGTAAAGAAACTCTATGAAGACGCTAAGGAAAGAGCGGATCACGCGACAGAAAACACCGATCTGCCGATGAATGCACCGATCAAACAGATAAGAACTATGTACCACGAAATCGTAGCCCACACCGTATATTGTGATAAACGCTTCAGGGACTATGCCGAAAAGTATAAAGAGCGGTGGGAAAGGTGGTAGTAATATGCCTAAGCTAATTGATCTAACAGGAAAAAGATTCGGAAGACTAATTGTAATTAAACTATCCGGAAGAAATAAGCATGGACATTTAAGATGGTTGTGCTTGTGTAGTTGCAAAAAAGAAGTAGTTATTTTGGGTATAAATCTTAGAAGGGGTGATACTCAAAGTTGTGGGTGTCTAAATAAGGAAAAAATAGTACAAAGGTCAACAAAGCATGGTTATGCTAAAAGAAAAGAAAAATGTAAAACTTATTCAATATGGCATGATATGATACAAAGATGTACCAACCCAAATAATAAAAGATATAAACGTTATGGTGGCAGAGGGATCACGGTCTGTGCACAGTGGATGAAATTCATCAATTTCTTGAATGATATGGGTGAGGCACCAAAGGGGCACCAGATCGACAGAATGAATAATAATAAAGGATATTTCAAAGCAAACTGTAAATGGTCAACACCAAAACAACAACAAAGAAACAGGAATAATAATCACCCAGTGACATATAACAATAGAACTCAATGCGTCTCAGCTTGGGCTGAAGAATTCAACATTAATCCAGGAACTCTTTTGGGTCGCCTTAATCGTAATTGGTCAATTAAAAAAGCTTTGACCATTCCTGTGAAAACAAATGGCTAAATTAAAACTAGAATGTGAGTGGTGTGGTAAAACTTTCAAAAAAGATTGCAAGAGAATTACCCAAACAGAGAAACTGGGGAAAAAACATTGTTGTTCAAGAAAATGTGCATCTGCCCTAGCCAACGAACCCCGCAGATGTGAACCTACTACAGCAAACGCTGTCAACACAAGGAAAGATAAAGAAAAATTTCCAGAAAAAAATCACGCTAGATACCTCGTGAGACAAGCAATAAAATCAGGCCAACTCATTCCATTAGGGGAATGTGAAATTTGTTACAAACAAGATGGAATCGAAGCTCATCACGTAGATCATTCAAAACCGTTTCTATTATTGTATCTATGCAAAGATTGTCACCATACAGCAGACATGTCGGTCGACAAATGGGAAGATTTAGCCACAGACTATTCTTAGTATATGATATAGTGGTAACAGACAGCGTTTATAACTATCCCATTATTCATGTGGATTAAACGATTGCGTTGCGTCCTTGTTGTATGGTAGCCTATAGTCGCTCAAATCGATATCTACTAATGCTATTTTTGTACTGCCAGTCGGTAAGGTATGGTAAATAAATCTAACTTCAACTATGTACTTATTACAAACATATGCTACAAACGCTTCTGCATTAGCTCCAATTGAGTCTCGCCACCCCGGCAAAAGGGCTATCCCGCGACACTCATTTATTACGGCGTTCAAATCACGCTTCATACATTCGGCATACGATAGTTCTAAATAACTACCGTGTTCGGATGGATTCCAAATTGTAAATCCCTTTTGACGAAGCAAACGGGCGACCTTGGTAAACATTGGCTTATTTAGGTCTGGATAGCCGCGCATTCCTCCCGCTAAGTAGAAATCATACGTTTTATTACTGCGCAAAAACTTAAACATACATTCCTCCTAAGTTGTGTGCTTCCGTGTTCCTGTTCTAACAATATTCTTTCCATTCATTCACCGCAGCCTCACTAGCACATCGTACAATCTGTTTAACATCACATTTGTAAAATCCTGCGCAGCCAAAGCTATTGATTTCCAGCAGGTATACTTCGCCCTCTGATTCGGCTATATCTACCGTATAGCATCGGTCAGGTTGCCACTCTTGGGCAGCAATCTTACTGGCCAGACACAAAGATGGGGTTGACCAGCCCTCCTGTTCTATCGGCAAATATTGACAGCCAGTTACAACTTTTCCATCACAGATTACAAAGCGCCACTCGATTGTTATTTCTTTCTCTGGAGCTACAACGACCAACGTATCTGGACCAACCGTTTCGATCAACGTTTGGATTTTGTCGCGTCCTTCTGGTTCTACTACATATCCAGTAAAGGGCTTAGCACCACTACTCGGTCGTATGAAAAGGGGTCGATTGAAGTTGCTTACTATTAACCCGTCCCATCGCCTCAACAAATCACCCACTGGAAGCATCAGATAATCTTTGTTCAGTAAGTGCCCACCAAGATATGCATAATAAGTACTACATTTCATATTGTCGAAATTACAATAGGCACCTGGCACAAATACAGTTCGTTGTATTTGTCGCACAAAATCTATATCACCATAACATACAACACGGAGGTGTGGATTTTTCAAATCCAAAAAACTGCCATCAGTATCACCGTGTACTCCAGCAATTCGAAGAAAATCAATCTTGCGTACCAAACTGTGCTCTGTCTCTATCGCTCGCATACCCTGGCGACGAACCTCTGCTATCATGGGGCGTGTATCCACACCATCCATATTAGTTTGTATTAACCAAGCCGGTTTCATGTTAACACCTCATTTAACACAAATCTTATACCACTAATCCGTGCTTTCCTGGCAGCTATTTTCTCATCATCACCCTGGTCTCTGTAGAACTTATAAAGTCCAGCTATTACATCTCGATCCTTCATGACACACCAGTCCATCTCTTCTGTGTCTAGCGGAGAGTATCTACACATACGCTCAATTCTGATACATAGGTCTGCGAACATCTTATTGGATTCGGTGTATTGGTATTCAGGCATCTCTCTCAATTGTCCATTTACGACAGCAGTAATCAGTCTTCTTTCGATGGTCTGCGTCCAGGCCGATATACCGTCCACTCACGTTCACACCGACAACAGTAATAGTCAGCTTCTTCAGGATAACCATTCAGCCAATCTATATACGATATTGAACGCATCCTTAATACAGTCCAGCATCGCCAACGATGGTAAATGACACACCAAAATATCTTAAGAAACTTTCCCATTACTCCTGTACCTCTCCATCCTCTATGATAACTGAACACTCACTACCCTTACTCACCCTCTCACACCAAATCTGTGCATCGGCCTCTGCGGCCATGTCAGCTACCATCGCCAAGTTTTTGTTGTCCAATAGTGATCCTTCCCGTATCAAAATAACTCGCAATTTTGGATTCATGGCCAAACCCATAGCAACAGATATCTTAATTTGTTGAGATGTTGAGCACTGGTCAAATGGAATGTCTTCAAAAGTAACTCCATCATCATCTATCGCCAATCCCTCGATAGGAAACTTAGCTTTGCATAAAGCCTTCTCTTTGTCTGTAGTAATTTTGGTCATTTGAGAACTCAATGAGCCAGATTGCTTCCGTAGTTCAACCAATTCCTTATCAACCAGAGCATATGCTGCATTACTGCGTATTTTAGCATTGACACTTTCTGCTTCGGCCATCTGAGCATTGATGGATTGCGCATCCACTTTCTTCGCACCCTGAAGAGCCTTCGTCTTCTGGGCAATGCTCTTGGTTAATACTACAATCCTCTTCTGAAGTCGCTCTAGCTCATCTGTTTCAGCATTAATCGCGCGTTGGGCAATATCTAGTTTTTGATTGTGCTCAAGAGCCTTCGCATAATCATCGCCCAATTTTTGTACGGAAACTTCTTTGTCTGGCACCCCGTCATATTTGGTGTTACCCTCCAGACGACTTTTAAGGTCTTTGCCTTTCCTATTAACCATAGTCCTTTCGTCAAAAAGCTTCTTGTGTTGAGCATCTAACTTGTCGAAGTCCAATCCAACTAACTTCTTCAGAACCTCAACCCTCTTCGTGGCATCCATCTTCGAAAACTCTAGCGGATCAAAAGTTAGTTTCCCCACCAACTTGTCAAGCATAGCCTGGGGTGATGGGAACGTAGCCCCATCCTTACTTTTAACCACAAGGTTCGTACCCTTGGCAGTGAACGTCCGAGTGACTTGAATATCACCCAAATCCAAAACCACACGAGCCTTTTTCTGTCCTGCACGAATTGGCTTGGCAGGAAGACTCCCTGCTCCGTTAAGGGCATATTCGATAGAATCTAAAACACAACTTTTACCTTGTGAATTATCTCCACCAACAATTACCAAGGAGCCATCTGGCGCCACGCGGATGGCTTTCAGATATTTAATGTTCTCTGCTTCAAGGGCAACAATCTTCATTTATTTACTCCGTAACAAGTTCCATATCACTAGGAGAGAACTGAGTCGGACGATTCAGTTGCGGACGACCCTTCCCAAAATTGACCATGACAGAACTGACCCCCGCATCAGATTCTGTAATTCCAGTAATCTTTGCTGTCTTACCAACAACTTTCGGGCAAACATCGCACTTCGTAACCCTAACCATATCACCAATCTTCATACTACACCTAACCTTTCTTTCTCATCGACCAACGTAAACACCAAAACAACCAACCAAATCCAAATCCATATTCAGTACGTCCACTACCAATAAATCGTGGTTTCCACCAAATTGGCTTGCCATAACCAAGCCATATTGCAATGGACCAATTGTGTAATCGCAACCCCATCACAAAGCCCTTGGGGTATTCTTTATCGTATCTGAATATAAATCGTTTCATTTACCAACCCTTCAAAGCCTTAATAGCCTTAGCAATGGATATAACACTATCGGCAGCTATGCTTCTTTGTGTTTTATCTACACCGTAACCAATAGTTGTTTTTCCTCCCGCTGTATTTCGACTAATAGGCACAGATGCTTTCATCTTTTCCTCTGGGTCGGCACAAGCAATATTCAACTGAGCCAATAAATCTGGGTAACCAACAGACCCTTCTAACGTATACACTGGAGCTTTCAATTTCATATCTTCAGCCTTTTCTTCAAAATCACACGACACACATTGATACCCATTTGGTGTCCTATTATTATTGTGTCTTTCAACTAAATCGCCACGCTCATTTCTATGACCATCCCAATAGTTTTCATAACGCAATAAGAGCTTACCACACAGAACACAATGTTTCTTATACCTAGTATCATCTTTGTGTCTTTGCATTAACACGCCACCTCACAATCACCACTATTTTCTCCTATTGGTTGTACAAAATCAGGTGCCTGCCGCATGGCTTCTTGCCAAAACTCCTCACCCAAAACCTCGGCCAAATATTCATCAATCTTATTATCTTCGGTCTCGGAACCAGCCATTGTTTTGGTAGCCAAATTTGCTGCTTGATCTTTTGGAATCCCACACTTAATAACAGCAATAGTTTCTTTGCCAGAACCTATAGTCGGTATCAAATGTATATAATCTAATTCTTCTTCAAAATATAGTCTGGATGTTTCGGGCATACTAATATGAATGGTCGGCCCAACGCCACAATCATCACATCCATGGTTCATTTGAAAAACATACCAACCACCCGGAGCTTTAAGTTTATACATTTTACTACACGCCATACATCCACATTCACACATTGGTCTATCCAATCAATAACAAAATTATCTGCCATCATATTTTACACCCCTTCGGTGTCGTGCCATATCCCGCACAGCTTCGCAATCTGGTAACTTAAAACTGTGATTACAAACACTACATTGCATCTCTCTATCATCCCCAGATAAAACCATGGGTTCTAATATTTGTTCAATCGGCCAATATTTTGATCTACTAATGGGCAATCTGTGCACATGAACACATCTCGGACAAGTCTCGAAACACAGTAACTTATGCATCAGGATCAAACTCCCCACTATCCGCAGTCTCTTCTCTCTTAATGTTGTACGGTCGTGTCACCCGCTCTGCCTTTTGCCTCACGCATTCATCGCAGATAACAATCTGAAGCATCTCTTCAATACCGATCGGCATAGGATCAAAAACAGTGGACCCGAAATTACCTGTAGCCCTAAAGATTAAGCCATCATAAACTGGGGTAATGACTAAGGGATTGTCGGTACTCTCAGCATTCAAGACACGGTCGCAACAAAAACATCTCATTTTCGATCCTCCAGTGATTTGTGTACAAATCAGCAATCACTATTGTACTCCATTTGGTATCAAATCATATATTATACGGTTATATTCTGCTTCTGTCACCTCACGGCGACCACAACAAGGTGCTTTACTCAGTTTCCTAGAACCCTCACAATCCATAAAATATCGAACTATAAATATATTTGGTGAAATAGTCCCCGAAGACAATAGTTGGCTACATATACATGGATTTATTTTCTCGCTCCAAGTAACATATCCAAACGTACCCAACATACCTATAACCAAAAACACGCATATAATAAAAACAAACCAAAATCCACAATGCTTGATACCCATTTAGTACCTCCAGTGATTTATGTGCAAATCAACCATTACTTAATCTCGCCATGACCACCACATTGAGGTCCGCAATTCCTTCGAGTATATCTGATAAATCTTCTAACGGTATTCCATGACTCCAACCGTAAAAACGTACCTTACAAGTACGTTCATGCTCATTAAAATATATGTCACCAAGATTGTGGTTGCCATTCTCATCAGTGTAATAAACCACATAATGATAATTGATTGTTCTTTCTGCTATCGTAAACTTCATCAATCACCTCGTCCACTAGTACCAGGACACCCCGGAATCCTATCCATCCGTTCCTCTAAATCATCGATCCGCTTTTGTAAAGCAGCAATATTTCTCTTCAATTCCCTGAAACGAATATTGATTGTAGTTGTAGTATCCCCAAAATCTGCTTGAGGCTTACATCCCGGATCGTAAGGACTTCCAGCCATTTGTCTCTCCAGTATAAAAGTGCGAAGCTCTGAGAGCAGCACGATGCTGCTACCTTATTATACGTTCAACCCGACCCAATATTCCAATTAAATCAGATTATTTTGCTTTCACATCCTGGCCAATGATAGCTCTGAGCAGCGTCGGCCATATCTATTAAGTGCCACTTATAATTTTCATCTTGCAGCCAATCTATTGACCATGCTCCACCAATCGCTTTACCAACCTTACGACTGAGTTCAGACAACCAATCAACTTCATATGGGGGTTCAACATTCATATAACACAAATTGTCAAACCAAATCTGTGTAGATACCTTTGTGTCATAGAAAACTTCTGATGGCCAATAAGGGTGATGACACACCACTTGGTCATCTTGCACGAAATATCGTCGCTCCTTCACAATCGGCATATCACCATAAAAGGCATGGAATGCAGGTTTCGTTGGAATGAGTTTCCTAGCTATCCAACAATCGGTAGGAAAACCCATTATGTCCGCCATAACACTCTCTTCAACTAACCGCGCAACGTGGGACGGAACATCGCCTGGGACGGGAATATAGCACGTCTTCTTCCAATTGTGTTTGCCACTCAAATAGTCCGTACGTAAAAACAGTGGCCAGCCAAGCTTATTGCCTGCTTCTGTAATCTTAACAACCAACCCAACAAACCCCTTTGGTGTCTGGCCATCAAGAAGATGAGTTAGATCATCTCCAGTATATGGAATAATAATAGTTTCTGGTACCAGAATCCCAGTAGGGATACAAGGGAACCACCAAGACAATCTACTTCTGTTTTCAGGATTTTCTCGATTCATGATCAGTCTCCAGCTTGGCTATCTTGTTGCGGGCCTCCATGGTGTGGACAAGCCAAATACAAAGCACTTACCAACACCATCGGTTAATTCCATATGGTCCTTATTGCATCTAGCCATTATATCAATCCTTCTTTCTACACTTATTTGTAGGTATTATTTGCACTATACCAGACCCATAATCAAATTCCGCGACAGCCGAAGCTTTTAGTTCTATCCCATCCTCTTTTTCAACTATATCACCCACTTCTTCAGCCACATACAATGAAACGATTACTTCCATATTTATCCCCCCAATGCATGTCTAAAAATCCGCTTATACCACGGCACACAAGCGGTCTCTTTCCTCTTATACTCATGACAATTTCCTGAACGATTAAAGTCATAACATGATGGGTGGCTTCGATCACCAGTTATATAGTTTATTTCCACCGCTCTGTCGGGATGCCAACATCCAGTACCATACCCGTACCACTTACAATTTTTACACATTACTTTCCCATCCATAACTTATTCCTTCCTTATTCGTGTTTTCCCATTTACTAAATACGAAATAGCGGGTTGCCACTCTTGTGCAGCTTTATTATTTCTAGTTGCTGGTCTCTGGTTAGCTAGTGGAACCCCATCTGAGGTATCGCTGTGATCGTGGCTGTTGATTTTTAGCTCTTCGGATGCATAATGTATGGTCAGAATCACTGAGGCCCTTAAAGCGGTTGTTGTGGCGTCGGTAAATGTTGCCCTTCCTGGGATTGGTTTACGTTCCACTCGTTTCATGTTACGTGCCCGAAACTGTCTTCATCACCAAGTCGTAATTCTCGGCGATAGCCAATAAAGTGTCTCTTTCTTCTTTTTCCTGTTGTACTAGAGCATCCCACTTATCGGTATCTTGGTAAGATAGTATTTTAGCCTGGATTAGCGAGACGAGAACATTAGGGGAGAGGGCGTCTAATTCCCACGACTCTGTGCCAAATTTATCGGCATATCTGTTGAAGCGAGTGAGTTCTTTGTGAACCGTTTGTCAATATAGGCAATTTTCATTATTCTGTAGCCCCATTAATCATTTCTCGTATTTGTTCTGGAGTTTCTGCAAGCCATAACCCCTTGATATTTTCCCTGAACATATCTCTACAAACCAACCATGTTTTGAATATCTTCCCAGACGCTTTTCCAAAACGGACTATATGTTCAACCATTAATGTAAACTCATGGAGTGGTTCGTTTTCGGATGGTGCGAGTTGACTAGCATAGTGTTCCCGTCCATTACAAATTATAAATTTCGCATTCATAATCTTACTCCCTATTACAAAGTTTACACTTAACAGTAGTTGTAAATAACTGTACCACTCCCTTGCCTCGGCAATCTGGACAAACCAAATACGCAACACTGTCATCAGATTCAGTGGTTCTCGTCTTAATCACCTGACAAGAAGGTAGATAAAACCAACTTAGGTGTGGATCAGATAATGGGTCATCTTGTTTGTTAACCCAAACTCGTCCATTTATTCCTTCCGCACTCAATTGTTCATGCTTTTCGGGTGGTGTCAACACAACAAATTGTTTTTGAAATGAAGGTAAGTCAGGATTGGTAATAACAATTGTATCTCCCGGCTTGGGTATCAAGCTCTCCATTTTACTTACTCCTTTGTCCATTGGTTTTACTAGCTCGCAGGAACTAATATATACAAAAAAGGCACTACCATAATTATTTCCATACCTATCTTGATCAACTAACCAAACACGTTTCTCGTCATATCTACATAGGTTAACACCGGGAGGCCGTACCACTACAAATTCTTTCCCATATATATGATCTAGAGATTGGTCGGTAATTACCACCTTATCACCTTTGTTTGGTTTAATGTTCATGTTTTTATTTCTTTGGGAATACAGTCGCTATCTGTCCTTAATTCAAAATCATGCATAATAGAACAAATCTCCTTTTAGCGAGACACAGAAGAGTAGGTAAAGTGCGAAGCACTGAGTTTAAGACACTGGGAAAGTACGAGCTAAAAATACGCAATTACTATCATATACAATGAAAGAAGCTTCTATCCATCCATAGATTCCTATTAAATTTGTGTCTATGGCTTCGTCTCTGAATAAGTTGAAATTTTTAAGATGTATGATTAATGGAGATTCTGATAAATCCGGGATAGATAATCCTATAACCCTATTCTTTAGGGATGGAAATGTATAAATAGGCAAATCTGTATCTATGTCAAAATCATCAGGAACACATAAGCAAGTAATGCGGTATCTTTTAATCATCTCTGAAACAGATATATCACCGATATTTTGTCCAATAGATATATCTGTCCTATTTGTTCCAGCAGCTAACAACAATTTTACCATTAAATCATTAATTGATTTATAGAAATTTGAATGTATTTTTCTTAATCCGTCGTCGGTATCATCTGTCTGACGCCAACTATCACATCGTCCAATATCAGTAACAATCCTTCGCATCTGACATACATTACGTCCACGATTTGGAATAACTATCGGACACCCTGTGGTGTCGCACCAACCTACCATATTCCCATTGTATTTAATACCGTACTTATCCGGGACATTATAATCAGATATGTCATCTGTAATTAGACGAAAGGGGTGATGTGTAAATGGGAAAGTTCCACGAAACAATTCCGAAAACCTCTGTACAACATCAATACGTTCTGCTAACATTTTTCTCTCCTTAATAAAATTAGCCCAAGTCTGCCTCCGCAGACATTTTCCAAAACAGCAAGACACAAAAGGTAGATAAAGTGCGAAGCTCACGGGAGCTAGTCGTTACTAAAAGAATCTAAAACAACTCCCTCTTTTACCCCTGGCTCGGCGTTTTCAGCGATTAGGGTGCATTCCCAAGTTTCGTCAGCAATATTTATTCCATACATTATTTTTTTTGCTGATGCAAGGCTGGTCGAAGCGATGACGGCTCCGATACACTCGCCATAATCGATATCATCATTTCTAGTAAACAAATATAATTTCATATTTTTCCTTTCGCCTATACTACTGCCTTCGAAAGTGTATCTATAACTATTTTCATCGCTGATTCTAAATCCGAATGTAGTGCCTCCGCAGTAACAAGTTTTTGGAAATAATCAGATAAGGAACCCACAAAGCATTTCCCATCTGTGGTAGGCTTAATACTCGCCTTAACAAGATAATTTTCACCATCATATTTTATGGTAAATATCGCCCGCATTTCAGTTAGTTTGTTGAATAGCTTTTCCATTAATTGAATTCCCATTTTTCTGCAAGACACAAAAGGAGTAGGGTAAGGTGCGAAGCTCTGGGAGCATCTTCGGATGCTACCTTAGTCTATTTCGAGACAACATGCCACATTATGTTCATTAAGATTTTTCAATATATTCATTGGATCGAGGATGCGTCTCTTTTCGGCATCGAATACGACAACATGAGAACCGCCCTCTTTCCAAGCCAAAGCCGTTATCCATAAAATACAGTGTTTCTTAATTTGTCTCAGTGATGAAAATTTGACGAACCTGCATGGTATGTCATATATGTCTTCTAATAAATCTTTGAGTTCTTTACCATATAACCCGATTAAATGGGGCGGAACGGGTGATTGAACTACTAGTCTGGTAACCTTAAGGTGTGTCATTTCTCTAACCATAAAATATGACATGTCTGTTACCATGGCTACGCAAGCGATGCTACATCCGCATTGATCGAATTGTTGTACTAGTTTCAATTTTCTCATTGTTCAACCTCTTACGAGACACAAAAGAGTAGGGTAAAGAGCGAAGCTCCTGGGAGCAATCCTCTGGTTGCTACCTTAATTATACGTCCAACCACCCCAAATGTTCCACACTACCCACGATTTTTTTCGATGTTTTTAGTACCGATAAAACTGTTTTTGTAGGCGATTGAAAAGGGTGGTACCCCTTTGGGGGAGAAAAGGAGGGAGGTAAAGCGGGAGGTACAAGAAAGAGTGTATATGTTTTTTAGTAGGGAGTGTAGAAATTGGGCCTGTTGTGCCTCAAGCCCCCGCGTTATTGGACCTACCATCTGTTATCGGACTTTATTTATATTACGGGTATACCCCATCAGGGTTCTTCCCCATACACACCCTACTTATCGGACCAACAGCTTGCTCGACGAGCAAGAGATGTTATCAGACCATCCCGATACCTTACCCTATCCGACCCATGTGACACACGAGGTTATGGGACGTGAAAAATATTAGATTCGGTTCTTGCATCGGATCGGCAGATATGCTATAATTAGGTGTAGGGAAAACGAGGCGACTATCGGACGCGAACGGGAGAATGTGATGAAGACGCTTATCGGACTTACCTTGGCAACAACAATCGGTTCCTTGGTTATCGGCCTTCTCCTGAATCTTTCTTCTACCATTCAAGCGGCACTTAATAACGTGGTGCTTTAAGGGGAGAATCATGGCGGCAATGTTTATCGGACTAGGTATGTTGTTTGTTCTTGGGGCGATAAAGATTTGGTCGATTCTGGACGAAATGGGGAGCCTATAATGAACAAGACACTCGTGAAATATCGGACTTCGGATTATAGGTACAATCACTACGCAGTAATCCCGACATCCTACTTATCGGACTTGCTCCAGTGGCTAAGGTTATCGGAATCTGCGGAAATCGTTTCTACGACCGATAACGTAGATGGTGTGTTCAGACAGAGCGGATTTATTATTCCGACGAATTGGCCGAGTTATCGGAGTTGCTTGGAGTGTATCTGGTTATCAGACCTAATGGTAGCTCGCAGCCGATAAGGAGCAAACAATGTTCGGTAAAGCTAAGATTGAAATCCCGAGAAGCGGAAATATCGGACCCTCACAACTGGATGGAATATCGGACGTTATGGCCCTGGGTATGGGACGTATCGCGGCGATGACGTTATCGGAACAGGACGGGTACGTGGTTGTTACGTTATCGAACACACAGGTAAAGGTTATCGGACACGACACAACCACCGGCGAGATTGTTATAGGACGTTTGGTAAAGGGGCGATAAGATGACGAACATTCTAGTTATCGGCGACATCGTGCGTACCGAAACCGGACTCGACATGGTTATCGGATTCACACCAGAGAATAAGATCGTGCTGAAAACCAATGGAATATCGGACGAAGAATTCTTCAATGTTATCGGCAACTATGACGATATTGAAGGCAAGCTTACAATCCACAAACCATAAATTATCGGACCTTGGGCCTGAGTTATCGGGCCTTTCTCTTTGCGCGAACCAGAAACTTATCGGACG